GATGCAGGTTGTGCAACAGGTGCCTCAGTAGTTTGAGCAGCAGGTGCCTCAGTAGTTTGAGCAGCAGGTACTTCATCAGTTGTAGTCTGTGCAACATCTACCTGTACTTGTGTACCTTGTGCTTGTGCTTGTGAACCACCCATCAATGCGTTACCTGGTATTTTCTCAACGTCAAGATTTGATATTGTGATGAACTTTAAAAGTTCTTCTGCAATTTCAACGTCACCGAAGAACTGACGAAGGTTCTTACCAGTAGTGTCCTTAACTTTCTTAATATAAGAGTTTATAAGTGATTGCGGTATATCGACCATAGATCTAACCTTATAAAGGTCACCAACTTGCAATACAGACTCATTCATAGCCTGTGTAAAAATCTCTGGATCAACAGATGTCAATTTCTTCTTTACATCTTTGTAAGAGTCAAATGTTCTGATGTATTTCATTTCTTTTAATTTTTTTTATAATATTATATATTACGTTATAAAAACGCCTTTTTATCATTTAGAGTACAAATACCAAAACAGTACATACACCAACAACAAACCCTCCAAAACCCATCCAAAACTTTTTGGGTCTCTCTTTTCTCAACTTCTCATCCAGGTCATGAGTCTCTTTCTCTAACTCACCGACTTTATCTGAATGAATTTTTATAGCAGAACTCATATTACGTATCTGTTCAGCCTGATTTGCAATAGCACTATCCCTCAAAACAGATCCTTTCCTAAGAACATAAATAACACTATCAGAAACCACAACACGATTACGTAACAATGAGTTTTCCTTATCCAAAGAAAGAACGAGTGTATCACACTCCATTCTATCTCTATTAATAACCTCATTAACTTGAACGAGTTTATATAAATATTCTGCGTGTTTTCTGTCAAAACAGAACCACTTTTTACCATCTTTAGTTATTACAGTGGGAGATTCCTGTGAAAAGGACAAAAGTGTAGAAAATAAAAAAGTCATAAAAATAAAAACATTCCTCATATTATTTTGGTAATTTTGTTTTAAAGTAGTCCAACATATCCTCATCGCTCAAATCAACCTTAGAATCCATAACAGACTTTATTTTCTTATCGTTATTAGCACGTGCCAGACGCATTCTTTTAACGTCAGCTCTTGCTGAAATTAATTGTGAATCTAATAAATCAATTCTTTCACGTAGAACATCGACCAAACTATCACTTCTTTTAGTCTCATATATAATCTCATCTAACCTTCTTTGAAGATATACGTTAGCAAAATTTAATGAATCTATCCTTCTAATATAGACAGCATCAACCGTAGATGTATTTTTTTCACAACCACGATAGTTATAAAAAGCAGAAACTACAAAAAGAAACAGAATAACATAGATGAAGAAATATTTATCTTTTTTCATAAACTGTGTAAATTTTCGTTATATATAATCCGTATATTTGTACATATAAAATAAAAACAATAATGACAAAAAAATTAGTCTGCTTCGACTTCGACGACACGTTGTTTCATACACCTGGTCCCGAAGAAGGGAAAAATATTTGGCAAGAAGCCACAGGTAAGGAATGGCCATACATAGGATGGTGGGGTAAACACGAAACACTCGACACCGACATATTCGAAATACCAATGAATGAATGGGTAAAAGAAAAGTATTTTGAACACACAGAGGATCCAGAAACAAAAGTAATAGTGGCAACCGGAAGGTTGAATAAAGTAAAGGGTATGAGAGAGAATATTGACAAAATATTCGAAAAGAATGATTTAACATTCCACGAAGTTCACCTAAACTGGGGAGGAGATACACTTGACTTCAAAAAGAAACTTTTTGGACAGAAATTAGACGAACAAAAATACGATGAATTCATAATGTTTGATGATCGACAGGAACACCTACCTCATTTTGAAGAGTGGGCAGAGATAGAAGCAAACAACAGAAATATGAATATAACCGTCGTGGACGTAGTTAACAAAACATTAAAAACATTCAATCCTTTCTAAATAAAAACTAATAAAAAAATATGGGAAAAGTTAAAGAACAAGTAGAGTCTAAGGTAGAAGAGATTTTATCAAAACCTTATAGATTAGATCTTCATAACGACGACTTCAATAGTTTCGATTGGGTCATCACATGTCTAATGAAGGTATGTAAACATGAGTACGAACAAGCCAACCAATGTGCACACATAGTACACCACAAAGGTATTTGTGATGTAAAATACGGAGACTATGATTTAATTTCAGAAATGAAAGATAAACTAAAAGGTGCTGGTCTTTCCGTAACTATGGAGGCAAACTGATGTGTATACAGAAAAGGGATAACGACTACGTCGACTACGAAGTAATCGGTGCAGGAAACCTACGTATAAGTAATTCATGCACCTGGCAGTGTGGTGGAAAAAAAGGGTTCAGTATCGGGACAGAATGGGGCAAACACGGCTACGCAGGAGGTGTAATTTCGAACGAGGATGCAATCAGATTAGCGAGACATATACTTAGGACTGTAAATTTAGGTGAACTGATACCGGACGAAGATTAGTTCTTCGTCCCAAACCAGTTTATATTACTATCGTTATTCCAAATATTATTCTTCGGTCTATTCATCTTACGTGCACGTAGAACCTGTCCATAATCAACACCCTCAACGAAATCCAATCTTTTAAGCTCTTCATTCACATAATCCATAAATTCTTTTGGACTGAACATCTTACTCCACTCCTCAATCATCTCACGAAACTCGTTTTTAGAAAATATAGAGGATGCATTAACAATAGTCATAACAGTATCATCATGACCAACATCGGCAGCATATCTTATGTTACCAGCAATAGTTATGTGTTTGACAAAAGTCGTAATCTCTCGTATGTTATCCTCATTAGTAATGACAAAAGACTTTGAATACATTAGATCCTGGTAGTCCTTAACTAAAAGATTTTTGTTCTCACCTACTTTAAGTCCAACTCTCTCCTCTGTTGCATCGGCTCGGTGTTTATACCTTACAAAAACAGAAGATCCATAATTGTTGTTACCATCAAAAACGTGTGGCATCTCTGCCAGTAAGGTATTACCATAGTTGTTAAGTTCGAGAACTACTTTGACATTATCCGGATTGAAGTATTCAAAAACAAGTAAGTATAAAACCTCTGCCAATTGTTTCACAGATACAAAATTGTTTCTAAATATACCTATTTGCTCAAGTCGAAAGAAATCCACAACCGACTTATACATAGCCTTCTGTACATCAATCACTTCACGTGACTTCTCAGATACACGGAATATGTTTATAACGGAATAATCCTGACCAAGTCCCTCAGATATATCAACAGAGACAACAATTTTATAATCCTTACGCTTCATTGGAATATAAACATCATCATCATCTATCCATTTCAACTCATCATAAGAGAACTTAAGTCGAGAGAACTCATCCAACTCACTGTGTACGTAGTTTCTCTTAGATTTAAGTAACTCATCTATTATGGCTTCATTGAGTAAAGATTTACTCGAGTTTATGAAACGGAGTCCATATTCCTGATTGAACGCATCTTCACCACCAATATCTTTTACAGCCTCATCTTTCCATGTCGTAACCTCTGCCATAGAAAGTATAGAAGTCTCATAACCTCTCGAATCAATGAATGACATTGACCTAACCATCTCATCAGAACATTTATCATTGTTGAAAATGTGTATAACATCCTTCTGTAAGTCGATGTTAAACTCCATTTTAACATTAGTAATTTCACCAAAACGTTCATTAAAAACACGGAATATATCATCATTTGTAACACCATGTCGAAGAAGCATATGTGGATTCAATCTTAGATAAGTAACAAACCTACCCGGTACCTGATACCAATAAACACGCATCGGCTTATAGTTATTCTTCAACGGATCACCATCAGGTCTTTCAGCATCAGTCAACAACTTATGAAAAAGGTTCATACCATTCGGCGTAGACGTTATGATTATCTTTGAATTCTGAACCGCAGAAACGGTCGGGAATGCCGCAGTATAGTATGGTTCTATAATATTGGACGGAATGTGTGCAAACTCATCGAGGTAGAGAACGTCAATGGTAAAACCAATCGCAGGTGTTTTTGACCTAGCAGAAGTTTTTATTCTACAACCATTATCGAAGGTGAGTGACTTCTGGTTCCAAGTCTTTATACCAGGTTTAAGAAAGAATGGCAGAAGTGTGTATATTGATTTAACTTTATCAACGATCTCGATGGCAGTGTCTCCTTTGTTGGCAACAATCATACAGTTCTTATCATTGTTGAAAAGTATTGTATGTAATATGAATATTGCAGAAGATACTGTATTGTGTGAAAGAATACCATTAGTATAAAATCTATGGTTTGGATGATCTACCGTCATATCAAACATAGAGGATTTACCAAATTCCCTTCGTATACTAACAACACACTGTGGTCCTGACTCAGTTTGTATAAAATCACCTACACCCAAATCACTAACAAAAACTTCACCAAATAAATCATCAAATAATATGTGATTGTCAGCACAACACAATGAATAATCGGAAGTATTTACTATGTAATGATTATATGGCTGTGTAATATGAATATCAGTAACCGGTTCATAACCAGTATCCGTTTTAACTCGCATATTCATAACTGACAGAGAGTTAAGTATCTTTTTAGAGGCATCATCCTGATCGAGTTCCAACTTACGATATTCATAAGACTCAATAACACCAATCAATACCCGCAAAAAACATATAACTATATTCCCAAAAAATCTAAACACTTATTAATTGTTTTATTTTTATCTGACTTATATTCAGAATCCCATATAGTCAGAACATCAAATCCCTTTTCTCGTGCAACATCTATCTTATTATTATCTCTACTCCATATTTCACCAGCAGTAGGACCATCTTCTTTATAATAAGGATGTGGATAATCTGTTGATTCATATATATCAGGATTTGCATGATATAAATCACCGTTATATTCAATAATCAATTTTCTCTTCAAATCAGTAAAATCATATGCAAAAAAACCAACATCTTTTATAGATATGTAATACTCTTTATTTTTTGTCGCATAATAAACCTCAGATATATCTTCGGTATTATATCTTTTAAGTATCTCAAAAAATAATTCCTGTGAAATCTTAGAAAATCCACACTTAATGTTTCCATTTTCTAATAATGATGTCTGCCACTTATTCTGTCTATCTAACCAACGTTTATGACCTATTTCATCACCATACTTCTCAATACACTTCTCTAATGAAAAGGTAGTTTGTCTCTCACTTAACATCTGTTTGGCAACTTCTACTGTGTAACCACGATTGAGATAATATCGTAAAGTAGTATCAGATACTCGATCCTTTATTGCATCTTTGACAAATTTACTTATATGTTCCTCTTTATCCTCAATCATATAATATCCAACAAATGATTTTGAAAATGGACTTCTACTTCTTCTCTGCTCGTCAGTAGTATTAGAAATATGATTTGGATTTTTATCACCCTTAAACATCTCAGAGAACATCTTTTTATACTTTTCGTCCTTCATATGTAAACCAGAATTCTTACTCGTTTTCTCTTTATCAGATAGTGTTGTTATTGGTGCACCTGGAAATAACCTCTTATACTCATCAGTGGACATATTATTATGTGAATGTTTAAGATGTCTACCATAAATTCGTTTACATTGCTCACCACATATTCTACACGTCACCGATTCTTTATTATCATTAATAACCATAAAATTTATTTTTTTAATATATATAATTTTTATGGCTTCCCCTCAACTCGGGAAACGGTTTCAAAATGGAATAAAATATCGTACAATTTTATCTTTATCTTCTCCAACAAAGTCAACTTCCTAATCTTAGAAAGCATATAATAATAAAGACTTCCAACTCTCATCTCAATTTCAATACCATCAATCTCAATACTACATAAAGTGTTGAAATAAAAGCACTTACCCACCTGCCTACTAGCCATTAGTATGTTGAATCTGTTGTTCATAAAGTTATCGAGAATCTCACTCTGGTAGTCCCTAAGAAGTATAGAACCTACGGATCCATCCTCTCTTTTAGTCTTACAATACTTTTCAGTGAAATAATGTATATCAACCGCACAACGTATGTATTCCTGTTGTTCTTCCGCAGAAAGTCGGAAAACTACACCAGACCTCTTCAAGCCAACCTCACTCTTTAACCAAGGATTCTGAAACTTTTTTAGTTGTATACCATCATTTATTTTCTCAGTTGATTCATCCACGATTTTTGTGGTGAATACCATCTGACGAACTTCTTCTTTCTTTTTTTCGGCCATATAACAGGAGAAACGTGTTTTGCTTTATATATATCGAAAAAACATCCCTACAGATGTCGAAGCAGAACAACGAAAGAAATAGAATACACGATGAGTTCGAACAGATACAATCAGAAGGAACCGAATATGACTTCTCAACGCACCTAGCAAGACCAGAAGACCTTCCGGATTTAGGAGAGATTGAAATTTATGACTATGACTCGGATTTAACCGTCTCTACACAACAAGCAATGGAGGTATTAGAATCATTAGTTGATTTGTACATAGGTGACGTACCTAGATTGAAGGAACACCCATACATAAAGAACAAAATGAAAGAAGATGCTATGGTATATGCAGAGGCACTCTTCTTAACAAGAATGACCAGAAAGAACTTCCTAACACAGATGAGACAAGTTGACAATGGTGATGGTTCGGCCAGAATGCATGAAGTTTTAAACCAAACAGTTGGACAAATAAGAGAGAACGCAAAGTTTCTATCAGGTCAGAAAACAAAATTAGAGGAATTCTGGAAGAACCTAAGAAAAGATATGGGTGGTGGTGAAATAGAGAACGCAAACCAAAATAAATTCGAGGATGAAAATCCGGAAAAAACTGATGGACAAATTATGAATAGTCGCGATATGAATGAATTGATAAAAACCGCAATGATGAAAAGAGAAGAGGATAGAGGTAAAAAAGACTAACCTAAATACCTATATGACTCAAAAGACTTTATAAGAGAAGAATATTCAAGTTTAATTTCCTTTGTTACAAAACGATTTGCCAAATTCGGAGTAACCGAATTCACAACAAGAACTGGTGAATTATCCTTTACCACACTCCTAATCGAATCCTTTGCACTCGCCGCACTATTCTGAACAAGTAATGTAAGTATAGAAGATATCGAACACGCGAGTTTTGTCGCACTATCATCCTCATCATAAAAATATATCTTATCATATCTCTTAACCACATCATCTGTAAAATTGCGACCCTCTGTCTTCAAACCAACTAAATGTTGTACCAACAGTCTTACTTTATCAAAAGACACCTCATCCTCATCACGATCATAAAGAGTTTCACCAACATAATAATAGTCTGGTTTTATACCAAAGTCTTCTAATTTATCTTCTAACTTACGTATAAGAACCTCATATGAATTCTTTATCTTCCTTGAACAGATGATGTATACATCATCCTCGGTGTTATTAAGATGTCTCATCACACCAAGATCTATTGACTTAACTGAGGTATCAACCAACTCAGGATCCATAAACTCTCGCATCGAAAATGCCAAATCAGAAGTATCAACATTACCTTTTTTACAACGGACTACAAGATCAGTCATTATATTATCAGGTAGGTAATAATCAACACCACCAAATCGTATCAAATTTCCATGTGATCTAAAAATACCCTTCTTCATAAGGTTGTAATCAGATTGACTAACCTTAAGAATACACTCAGATGGTTTTGAACGAGAAACGATCCAAATCATTGCACCATCCTTTATAATTGTATCAATATCGAAGAAATGTGCATTCATCAGTAATACTTCTTTATTTTATAGGAAAATTCATGTGGAGTTCCATCCCACCTTTCCCCTTCATATTTTTTATCTTCCCAGGAAACGTTTCTCTCATTACCTACACACTTTGGACAAAATTCAGGATAGGAAATTTCTTCTGAATCAATCTTATCAACTTCGAAATGTGCTTTACAAAATGGCTTTCTACAAACTCTAATAACCTTTTCCATTACTTATATATTAAAAACAAAAAACCCGTCTTTCAACGGGTTTTATATAATTTATGTAAAATCATTTAACAAAATTCTTACTCAACGCAAACTCATAAAGTGTAGTAAGTCCAAGTTTATCAACATATGCGTTTCGAATATCCATCATATTTGAAGAATTCGTAATTATATTATAAACCAAACCACCAAACTCCTCTTGGAAATCGAGATAACACTCACACCATGGTCTGTCATAATTATCAAGACTTTTCCATTCAGTGTTACCACCACTAAGCCAATAAAGTGCCCTTTCAGGTGACATCTTAGATGTGTCTATATCGGAAATACCTATTGTCCAAACAGGTGACGACCAATCAATAACCCTCATCATTATGGCCACTGCTTCTGCAACGTCAAACGTTACCTCACCACCAATCTCAAAATAATAATTACTTACCTCTTTACTAATCTTCAAAATACCATCATCGAAAACCGAACAGTTGCCACGAACCTGAAGGTCGACTTTTCTCCTTCTCATACACTTATGATTATTTTTTGGAATCAGGTTTGTGTCACATCAAACACACCTGCTTCGAAAACACCGGCAATCCAGTTTCCACAGAATCTACCATCTTTGAATATACCATAGTGCCAATCCCCCTCAAGGAATAAGCCTGAATGCCATATAAGTGTTTCCCTTCTTATTTCTAAGACTGCATCCTCAATTGTAGAGTTTACAATCCACGAAAATCCTTTGGATATAAGGAGATTGGATATCTCCCTTTGGTTTGTGTAGGTTTTTTTACCAACACGAAGTTCTAAGTATCTACTATTCCCCATCACGTGTGAAATATATTTGACATATATATTATGGATCAACAGCGACTATTTAACCAAAAACAAATCTGGCCGGTTTTTTACCCGACCAGATTTTTTATTTTCTACTTTCCTGTATTCATCGAGCGAATTTTGTCTCTCAATTTTGCAGCATGTTCATAATCCTCTCGATCAACCGCCTCTAACATCTCAATAGTCAATGATTCTACGGTGTGTCTTTCTTTTTTAGGTTTTTGCTCACCACTCACCACTCTATCAAAAGATTCAACAACAAGGTCATAACCCTTACCTTTATAATAAGTATAATATATGAGGTTCTCATCAGATTTCCCAAGTTTAGGTGTAGAAATTGGTTTCAATGACTTTATCTCATCATAATAACCCAACGCATCATAATCCTCAACCAACAACGTGAATTTTTTAGGATAATATTTTTTTTGTGAAGCACCTTTATTCTCATATTCATAGAACATTCCCAAAGATTCATACGCAATCACCTCAAGAAGATTCAAATCAACCCAAACCTTACCAGTTTTTGAACAAGGACCATCACCTGACTCATTTTTCAATTGAACGAGTGTAGGGAAATCGATATCATACTTTCTACTTATGGTAAAAAGTTGTGTAAGGCTGTGTTGCCTAACGTTCAAACATATAATACGGTCGATGTCAAATGGCGTCATATCTTTTACTTTCAACAAATATACAGAAAATATCCAAATACACAATTTTTAAAGGACTGAAATATTATATATACACAAAACTTTAATAATACCACAATGAAGTACCTTACCAGAAGAGAAGACTTCCTAAGAAGCACGAAACTCATAGAGTCAAAGACCGATATACTAAAAGAAGTCTATCCACTAAACGAAGGCACAGGAACCGGTGGACCTTTTTATAACGAAGATGCGTTCTACGACACCGCACTCGGAAGAATTTTCTCACACGTGATACGAAAAATCGGAATAATGGCCAACCTCGTAAGTATAAGACCAGTAATAAGAAGATTAGAACACGAGTTCAACAGACTAGCAATAGAGGGAATCGTAGAAAACTTAGAGACCGACGAAGAAAGAATTGATATTTATAGAGTACAAATAAGTGCACTATACCAAGCACTCGTTATACTCGTAGATAACGAAGGTAACGTTGGTGAAATTAAGTTTGCAACTGACTCCGCACTAAGTCTAACCAATGAATTGTTAGAAAAACCAGTAGGTAAAGAGATGAAACTTGAAGTTCCAAAAAAGGAATTAGAAGATTTCAAAAAATTTCTCGAACAATTTAAAGATGATGAAGGTGGAAAAGAGTCAGAAGAGGAAGAAGAAGAAGAAGAAGAGGAAGCAGACGGACTCGAAATAAGTAACCTGATGGCACTAAAAGGTATATTAGAAGGTATGACGAGTTTCGAACTCGCAATTGCCGCAGGTAAAAGTGAAACTACCAAAGATGTAAAGAGAACCATCAATCAGGGAGATACTATTCAAAAAATTAGTCAAGAAACAGGAATAGACATAGAAACACTAAAGTCTAAAAACACTTGGATGACAAATTATAAACCAAACGACGCACTTCCAACAAAAGATAAAGAAGGTAAACAAATAACTCTACTAACAGAGGAGGTAGAGACCAATATGTTACCAACTGATCCAACAAAGGGATTCGAAGACTTCATTAAGAAACTAAAAGAGAGAATACTCAGAATGGTTGGTAAGGGTAGTGATGAAAGTACAACCAAGAAAAACACACTAAATGCACTCTCAAAATATAGAGATAGTATAAAAGCTCTTAGTGATAACAACAAAATGCCAGTAACGATTGATTTAATAAAGGATATGCTCAATGATAAAGAGAAATATACAAAGAACATATCCGTTTTATACAGGGAAGTAAGAGAGTATATGGTCGGTAAAAAGAAGGCAACACTAAACTATACACCAGACAAACTTATGGAGGCAGAGGACCTAACCAAAAAACAGGTAGGTGATACACTCGGTGCTGGATCGTCAGAAATTATAGAGGTGGATGGTAAGAAATATTATGTTTCTGATATGGCATGGAAAATATCCAAATTTGCACTCAGAGCATACCAAGTAAATGACGCAGAACTTTATGATGTATTGAGTGCAGTATCTGAACCAACCCGGCTCTTTGTAAATACACTCAAGCAACTAAACAACAAAATAATAGAACCTAAAAAGGAAAGTAGATTATTAGACTATATTGGTTTCAAGTTGATACGTGAAGCTGATGGTGATGATACTACTACAGGTGCACAAACAGGTGCAACTGCATCAGGTCAGGCACAAAGTCAGACGACACAGACCGAAACAAATGCAGTGGCAACAGGAACCGTATCAGAAAGAATAAAAGAATTCTTTGATAAAAACTGTAAAACTGTAAGGACATATATTATGGATAAAGCCGAAATAATAAAAATATGTGAGAACTTCGATAAAATAACCGAACAGAAAAAAGACACATTTATAATACCAGGAATGGATCCTATTATACAAATAGTTCGACTATTCAATAGAGCTTATAAATTACACACCGTACCAACCATATCAAAAAGAACTGGTGGAAAGGTATCTCCGAGTGTGTATAAGGATTACACATCTTTTGGTGGTAGAAGTTCAGGAGGTGATAGTCTAAACGGATGGGCTGGACCATTCAGAAATAATAAGATATTCAACTTATGGGAAAATGCAGTTCTCTCTATAATGGGTAACAGAAAATTTGAGTTTATATTTACTCCAAAAACTAAACTAAGAATTCCAAAAGTACCCAATCCGGTTAAACAAGAAGACTACGAATTCAGAGAAGGTGCCGGTGCAAGACTAAGAACCTTTATGAACGATATGTTGGATGGTGACGAACTTTACAAAGATGGAACTACACAAGGTGCACAGAAGAGATTTATAGAAAAGTATTTTGGTGAACTTAAGGACGGCGATGTCAAAGATCCAACAATACCTGGATCTAATGATGCAGTTATAAATGCAGGAACATCAACTGCGGTTACAGCATCAACACAAATCGCCAAATTTACAAGGAACCAGATAGTAAATGCACCTTGGAAGAAGGGAATGATTTTTGCAGCATTAACAACAGAGACTGATAAGGATGGAAAGGCAGTCGATGCAACAAGATACTTCATGATTGAGGGACCTAATTCAGTATCATTTAGCAAAACTATGTTCTTCTTTGACAAACTAATAACCAAATCCGAAAACGCAGATGCAATGGATGGTAGAAAATGGAAAGTCGAAAAAGGAGACATCGCAAAAATGGAAGAAAGAGCACAGGGAACCGACAAATTTGAGATGAGATACACAAAAGATAAAAAAGCACTAGATCAGATTTTCAAAAAGGATAACAAACTCACAATAACATACAACACTGGCGCGAATAAAGATGTAGACAACACCAAATCATTCAAAATAAAGGAAATATTTTGGTTAGGATTAATAGGGGAAGACAAAAAGTTTAAACCTTTCGAACTCAATATAAAACCAGAATCTTATAAAAAGATACGCACACAATACGGATCTGGATCTCCTTTAGTGGCAGCAGAGAATGTAGCTGCGACACTAACATCGAACAATAGACTCAAAATAGATGTAACGAGATGATAATCAAAAGCTACGAGAAATTTCTCGAAAACCTAAGTTTATTAGCGAATGCTGCGAAAGTAATAGCACCAAATGCAAAAGATGCTATCAAAGATGTCGCCAAAGATAAATTAACTAACGCAGTTGATAAAACAAAGGTCACAAATCCAAACGATCCAAATGGAATACTAAAAGATACCATTAAAAAGATTGCGGTAGATGGATCAAAGTCAATAAAGGACAAAATATCGGCAGCAACTAAACTTAAGGGTGACTTGGAAAGAATATTTACGTCCACCGATGCCGAAGGAAATTTAGCTCAAAATGACGAAGATGTCAAAAAAAACTTAGACGAGATATTAAAGAAAAACCCAGGTAACGATATTCTGAAAGACCTTATAACCTCACTCTCTTTAGAAAGAGAACTGAAAAAACAAAAGTTAAAGAAAGAAGCTGTCGGAAAAAGGATTGACACTCTGAAAGCCAGAGAAATAGGAGAAATAGAAGCTGTCGGAAAACCACCGGAAGACATAAAGAAGATTGAAGGAGAAGTTAAAAACGATTTATCCGGAACCGTCGCAAAAATAGCAGATCTCTCCAGAAAGATAACTGATGCAGAGACCAAGTTCAACAAAAATAAAAAAAAACTGGATCAAGAACTTAAAAATTCCGAACAAGAGGCCAAAGGTATAACACCAAAATGAGAAAAAATGGCTTTTCGGGTTTTATATATAACATACAAAAAAAATTAAGACAAAAATATGGCAATTCAAATTGGAAAATACAAGAGGCCTGGTATCTTCTTGGAAGAGTATGACAACTCGGTCATAGCAACTCCTGTCGTAGAGGGACTTACCAACCTCGTAATCGGTGTCTCCAAAAAAGGACCGGTTAACACTCCAGTGAGGATAACATCGGTCAACGATTTAGAGTCGATTTTCGGAACTTTAGACAGAGGATTAGAGAGAAAAGGATCGTTCTTTCACAGAACCGTATCCAAAATGCTAGAATCTGCACCGGTATTCGCAATGAACCTACTCGTAACAGACGACGCATTAGACACTATCGAATACAAATCTATATCCACATCATCTAACTCATCTAATGACATCGAAAGACTCGGTGCTTACAGAAGATTCCACAACACAACAGGATTCTGGAAAAGAGATACTGATGCATTCATAAACCTGACTAAAAACAATAGTGGTTATGATGATAGAGCATTCAGTTTAACAAACTTATCTGACAGATATGCAACCGTTTTCGTGTTCAACTCTCAGGTATCTGGATTCGACAGAACACTTATTGAGTGGTATGGTTCCGTAGAGAAATTACCACCATACGTAAACGCAAATGACTACGCATCTGATTATATGGTTGATGTAGTAATTGTGGCGGGTGACTGGTCAGACTACAAATCACTATCAATTGATCCAAGATGGAGTGCATACTTCAACGCAAGTGGATTAAGAAAAGAAGAGGTAAGAAACTTCGCAAGTGATAGAAACGTTACTGCTTTAGCATACTACGAAGGACTTTCATTGATTCCTTACTTTAGAGATGCAAACGGAAGAAATGTTTTCATTGAGACTACAATCAACAGAGATACTGACAAAACCGGTATATTCTGTGCATACAATAGTGAGATTGTAGAAGAAGACTACTATAATGGTAAACTCGATATAATCGGACAAACAATCGCTGGAACAAACAAAAAATCAATAGATTTCCTTTCATACAGCGAAACAATAATGAGTGAGGTTGAATTCGCTGCAAATCCTTTAGATTTACCAGGAAACGTTACTGCATTAGTTGGAAACGTTGCTTCATTATCCGCAGGTGATATGACAATCGATTCTAAATCTCACGCATTTGCAGCCGGTAACATTCCTGCTACAAGTGGTGTACAAGTAAACGCAACTAGAACAAGTTTCTATTCAGAAGAGTTCGTAAGGAACGTACGTCTTACCGCAACATCATCAGCATCAATTGGAGTTGGAACTATGTCGGTTGCATACACAATAGATCCTAACGCATACGCTGTCGTTGGAGACAATCTATTAACATTGACACCACAGACGGTAACTTTCTCAGTATCTTCACTAAGTTTCGCAACTAGTTCAAAAGTTCAGATTATGACATCTGCATACGTTATGGATTCAACTGGTAACTTCAAAGTTCTAACAAGTAGTAAATCTGAAGAAGCACCAACCCCTGCAGCAACAGACGTCGTATTAGGATTCGCAACATACTCAATTCTACAACAAGGATTCGCAGTAGTACCTAATCACACCAACGTTACCGTAGAATATAGTAATGCTGTAGCGCCGAAGTTCAAACATATGTCACCTGGAACCGATTACGTTGTAGAAGGGATAAACGTATCATCTAACTTTGCATGGGATCCAAACGGATGGGGATGGAATTTACCATGGCAAGGACTTGTTGGTCAAGGAGAATTTAGTGGTAAAATTAGAATTACTTTCAAAGGTACTAATAAAACACCAGACAAAAAAGACTATGAAACATATAGAAGATTCAAAATGTTCAACAGACTTGTAGGTTTATTAGATAGCACAAACAGGACAAAAATGACAATGTTATTAACTCCAAACGGTGCCAAATTTTCACTCGAAAATGCAAGAATAGAGTCAATTGAAACATCTGAAACAAAAGAAAAATCATTCGTAATTGATACAGGATTATACGGAAGTAATGGTTATGATGGTACTACAAATTCAAAACTATACAACATAATAAACAACGAATTCTTAGTATTCTATTCAACAGACAACGAGCAAATACTTGGAACTAAAAGACTTGTTACTTCTGATTCCACACTTATTACGAGTGGTCTAACAGGAAGTGTGGCTAAATACTCTGAATTATATAACAAGTTCTACGACGGTCAGATAAACTCAGGTGACTTCTTCTACAACAATAGGATAAGGTATAACGCAAGTTTGAATGTATTTGCAACATATAGTGTAACTTTTGTTCCTGGAGAATTAAGTTCTACTATCTCTGGATTCAGTGGAACAGGAGTAACATCCAGTTTTGCAGGAAATGATTACATCGTATTCACTAGTAATAGTAAATCAAAAGATCCAGATTTCAACCTAAACGATGTTATACAAATACCAGGTTCATCATTGAACTCAGGAACTTTCACAATCGTATCAGGTAGACAGAACAATACTTTGTTTGGTGGATCATCTTCAGATGATCACGTATACCAAGTAAATGAGAACACTACATACGAAAAACTTATTTCAGTAGACAGAATATACGATATTAACGACAAAGTTCACAACCTAACGATGTCATTTGATGGTGATAAACTGAATGTTGAATTCGACACAGAACTATGGGACTATGAATCACCTGCAAAAGGAGTTAAGTCGAATAGTAAGATATACGTAAATTCAGCAGACTCTAATTTCAAACAAACTATAGAAATTGAAATTCCTACAGGATACGTAGAGCAACCAAACAAAATAATTGTAGACGCTGCAAGATATACTGAAATTATAAAAGGAGACTTCTTAGAGGCAGAATACGACGAAACTACACTCGCATTCGGTGAAGCACCTAGAAAGTTAACAAGAGTTGTGAATAAAACACAATACGCTGGAAATACAGCACTTGCTGAGATTACATGTGATGCTAAAATTAAGAAAATCTATACAGGTGCAGCATACCAGACTATGAGATATAAGAAGGTAGAAGACTATGTAGAAACTTATAAAGCCATTTCATTGAAAGGTTTCAGAGTAAGACAAGCATCTATGCCTGACGGAACAGAAGTTAGACAAAACCAAATACTAAATGTTGTTGCAAAAGGAACACCATTGTTCAAAGCAGTAACAAATAAAGAAGCAATTGACTTCAGATATTTGATTGACTCATTTGGTAATGGTCTTACAGAGAGATCTAAACAACAATTAGTTGATATATGTGGAGAAAGACTTGATGCATTCGGATTCATCAATATGCCTTCAATAAAAGCGTTCAAAAACTCAAGCTCACCATCATTCGTGAACGGTGAAGGAGTTCTTCAAGCAGAATATATCGCAAAAGGAGCAGATCCTACAAGTAACCCTGCATTCTTATACTCATTCGGAGATGGAGCTGGAACAACATGTACTGGATACTTCTTACCATATGTAAAAGTGAACGATAACGGTAGACCGTTAGATTTCCCACCTGCATCATTCGTTGCAACGACATATATGAGAAAACACACATCAAACGTGGGTGGTATAACACCATGGACAATCGCAGCGGGTGTGACAAATGGTAGAATAATCGGTATAAACGGACTCGAAGCTGACTTCAACCCAACAGACATCGAATGGTTGAATGGTGCACAGATAAATCCACTCGTTTTCAAAAGAAACAGAGGACACATTATCGAAACTGAAAACACTGCACAAACACTTTACAAATCGGCATTATCTTTCATTCACGTAAGAGAGGTGCTTATTGAACTCGAAAGAGAATTATCGAGAATGTTGTTAGACTTCCAATGGAGATTCAACACATCAGACATCAGAGCAGAAATCAAACTCAGAGCTGACGTTATTTGTGAAACTTACGTAGGAAGAAATGGTCTCTACAACTACTTCAACAAAATGGATGAAGAGAACAACACATCAGAAATTATCGATAACCAAATAGGTGTATTGGATACTTATGTAGAACCAATAAAAGGTATGGGTATCATTGTCAACAATGTGACTATATTAAGAACTGGAGCTATTGCGGCAGGTGGATTCTTATAATAAGACATAAAACTAAAAAAAAAAGAGACCAAATGGTCTCTTTTTTTTATTAAGTAATTTATACAAACAAAAAACCCATTCAAATTGAATGGGTTTTTATTAAAACTTAGGAATATTATTTGTCATATTCGAAGCATTACGCATCATCGAGTTTGTGTCTGGCATACTAGCGCTCTGCCCTTGTTCATCTTGTTTCTTTTGTTTTTCCTCCTCCTCTGCTATCTCATTAACTATCTTTATGTTTTCCTCAAACATCCAAAACGGCCACCGATCCATAGACTCTTCCTGAGTATGAAAGTGTTTCTGTAACATCAATTTATTCTTTAATATATGCTTCAAAGGCATCATGAATAACGAAAATACCTGACGCTCCGTTGGGAAACTGCATATCTGCGTGGATCTCCTCACCACACACACAATCTTTCTTCAATTCTTTGATACCAAATGTCATCTTACCGACAGCCGCGTTTAGAAACTGAAAAGAAACTTCATCCATATCCTCAAAATCCTTCAATTTGGCTTTTATACCTTCATACGTTATACTTGATCGACCAGAGAGCATAAAAGGTATTATCTTTAAAAACGCAAGGTTAGGTGCCTTCTTATCATTATTTTCTTTGATTATATAATCAGTGAAAGCTTTCTGAAGACCAATGTTAGGTGGTGTCAATTCAAAAGTTTTACCATTAATGGTAGTAAATTTATATGATCCAGTATTTTTGTTATAAAACTTCAAAAGTTTCTCATCAATTTCATGGAAACTAAAGTTTTTACGTGTCAATTCTAACTGAAGTTCTTGACCACAATTACATCTAACATTCACATTCAATGAGTTACCCTGTTGAAACGTAAGTTCCCTTATGGTAAATATAAGGTAAAGTCTATCTTGATCCTTGATATCAAGATATGATCCTATCTTACCATCAGAATATTTTATACGAATACACGATTGTAACATATCGTTCATCTTTTCTACGATGTCGTAGAAGTTATTATCATCCACCATAGAATATGCCTGGATCTCTCTTACTTGAGCAGGTCTTATCATAATAACGGAACCCTGTGGATAGAATTGACCACATGGCAACTCTTTTATGTCGAAGTTAAAGAACTGTAGATCACTCACCTTTGTGTTTTCTGCATAACTCTCTTTTGCAGCGAAGGGAATATCACTATGCACAACTGGTTCCACCTCCTGTGACCTTTTGTTCTGCTCGAGATCCTCGAGATGTCTTCTCAGGTAATCTTCGTCGTTCATTTGATTATTGTCTGACATTTTATTCGTTTATTTTTTGATATATATTAGGGTGGCTATTGCTCCCCAATAACTTATTATTTTTTATGATTTTTAATAAACTTTGTTTTACACAAACGATATAAAATAAAAATAAATCGAAAGAAAAATGACAAACACAAACAACACAAACAAACTTTGGAACACACCTGAGACTAATTGGTCTTTATGGTCAAACAACAACCCATTCAACGCATGGAATGTTGCACCTTTCTCAAACTTACCGTTCAATAGTGCAGTAACTACTTTAACAAGTACAACTCCTAGCACACCGGCAGTTAACGCATACGAAAACACAGATTCTTACGTTTTCGAATTGGCTGCACCTGGTTACACTAACGATTCATTTGAGGTTGCATACAACAACAACACATTGACTATCAGAGCTAACGAGACTACGTACGAAAGACCTTCTACTTATTCTTACAGAGAGTTCAACTACTCTAACTTCACAAGAGAGTTCAACCTTCCATTAAACGTAAACACAAACGATTCAAGAGCTAAGTATGATAACGGAATTCTTACAGTAATCGTTCCAAAGAGTACTACAAACTCTAACTACAGAACAATCAAAGTAAACTAATATGTTTTAAAATAAAAAACCGACAAAAGTCGGTTTTTTTTATTGTTACAAAAAAAAGAGGCGATTCGCCTCTTTTTTATTTTTAGTATCCTTTGACAACTGGACTGTTCAATCCGAAACCTTGATCAATGTATTCATCTACGAAGTAATCGTATAAGAAAGTTGCATCAACACTATTGACGATATCATTAGAAGCCCAGTCTAATGAGTAACCACCAAGTTTTGACATCTGACAGTTTTGGAAAGTAACCCTTCTAATAACAACACCTTTTTTATCATGTTGATTGACCATTATAGTTCCAATCAAATCACTCTTATAATGCAATGTTCCATTTTGTGAGTTGAAAACGAGGTCATACCAAGCTTTCAATGTGTTCCATACATCCATAGAACCCGCGTTGTTAACGTTTACCTGGAAAGGTATCACAATCTCACCACTGGTCTTAGTCGGTGTAGTTTGAAAAACCCTGGTTGAATACTTGAACCTTTGTTCTTTAGTTGAAATATCAAAAGATGTAAGGTTACTGAAATCAACTTTCGTTGCATTCTCTAAAAGAAGAAGTGGGGATCTACTCTGTGCTGTCAAAATGACCGGCAGTACGAAAGTAATTTCAAATAAATTTGTGTATACTACCTCTTCTGGTAATGTACCTGGTCCACCTGGTGTACCAACGTTACTTATCTGTGTATAATGTGGTAATGGCATGCTTTTTTATTATTTTTTTTTGTAATTGCCGGGCAATCATAAAGTATATATTAACAGTTTTTTCTCTACTGTTTTTTACCTTCTGTTTTTTTTAAAAGGCTTAACTATAATGTATATATTATATTAAAAAAGCAAATTTTTTCCATTTTCAATATCCTAACCAATCACTCAAAGATATCCATCCAAAATCTTTGTATATTTTTTGCGGATTACTTGGTATATTCTTAGGTCTTATTGTTTTAGAGAACAAATTCCAATCTTTTTGTGTTTTAAGAGATAGATTGGACATATATGATTTGGCATCATCGAATGATAAAAACTTACTTTTCTTTTCAATTTTTATTTTTTTCTCATATGTACCCAAAAAGAATCCCTTATCATATTTTATATTATTATTTCTACAACAATCGTAAATTTTTCGCCAAGAACACTCATATATTTTAGACAATTCTAGTATTTTCATACCAGATTCAATATTCATTTTCAATTCTTTCAAATCTATTTTAGATTTATTTGAACTATTCTTAGGTGGGTTATCAACTATCTCACTACATTTATTATATTTTCTCTTTAAACCAAGCTCATAACCATTAGGATATAAATAATTATACAATAATTGTATTTCACTATGTTTCTTAATTCTTATATAAGATGATTTATTACCATTTTTAGCAACAATTCTTCTTATTTCATATTGAGATATACTCAAAAAATTAAATAGATTTACCATATGAGACCAATCTTGATCATATGTAGATGATAGATAAAATTGTCTAGATTTATTTTTTAAATTAAAGTAAAAACAACCATCACCATCAATTAATCCGAGATAAAAATATCTAAGCAAATATTTTGGTATATCGTTTATTAAATCAATAGGTGATTTTACACTTTTATTTAAAAAGTATTTTGATTGATAATTATCATAAAATTTCGAATCACAAAAATAAATTGAAATTTGAGGTCTTCTATTTTTTCTAGCTCTTCTAGAAGTATGTATATTTAAAAAATCAATAGATTTAATATTATCAACTATTTCTAATGCATCATCTTCCAATATTTCCAATATAGTTCTATATCTTTCTACATATCCGTCTGACCATAAAAATCCTAAAAAATATGTAAAATTTATATCATAATTCATAACTATCTCTAATTTTTTAATATAACATTATATATTTATATATTAAAAAACTATCCGTCCTTTTACACATGAGTAAAAAAATATTTTTAATAGGCGATACACATATCGGTCTTGGTTATCCAAACACAACAGATAAATGGCACAAAATACACATAGAATATTTC